AGAGAAGAAGTGTAATCTGCAATGTTTGTAAATTTAAAATCTTCTAAAGGGTTTGTGGAAGTTAAGTAAGAAGTGCCATCTGGAAAACTAACAGTTTTTTCATTACCATCTAAATCAAATACTTTAACTCCTTGGTTATAAAATATAGCAACGTATTGATTGTTTGCGTCTCTGTTAATCCATTGTACTGCACAATTATTAGGAATAGCTTGGTTAGCTAATAAGTTAGCGACAAATTGAGTGCCTGCTCTTTTAGATAAACCGTCAATAATATTAGATTGAAAGTTAATTTGGTTCTCAGCTTGAGATACATTTCTCTGTACTGGGTTTTGTTGGCTGACACCATTTATTAAGTTAGGTATAGACTGAGAAATTAATGCCATTGTTTAACTCCTCGATGAACGTTTATGACCACGATTAGCAATGTAATTCATATTGTATTCATCTTTTAAAATGTTTGCGTCCATTGCTCTTGAGTCTGCTTGTTCAAATTGAACGTGTGCTTCTTGCTCATCTATATTTGCTAATTTTACTAATTGGTCTGCACCTATGTATCGAGCTGCAAATCTTCTTGAAGCTTTGATTGTAATATATCTTCTTGCATATTCTGGAAGATGTTCAAATTGTTGTATTAAAACTTTATCTATCATTGGGTCTTTATCAAAAACATCTGTATGATTTTTTAAGTCATATAAAAATCCATTTCTTATCGTGTATTGATATAAGTATTGATAGGGTCTTGAAGCTTCTGCTTGAACACAGTTTGAGTCTAAAGGTACTTTATTATTTGTATCTCTAGTTTGTGTTACATCAAATTCTCTATTAAAATACCATCCTTGAGATTGTACACTCATAGATGTTTCGTCTAAAATATTTATTGCTACGGCAACGTCTGTTCCTATGTTTCCAGTTATAGCGCTGACAGGAGCCTCTCCTATAAAAGAGAGCATAATATTTATCGCCTGTAATTCGGTTGTCGCTGTAATTTGTGTTGCCATGTTTTTCCTTTTTTAAATTAAAGTGGGGGTTTCAGTCTCCCTAGACCCCCACTCCTTATAAGTATAAATACACTTAAATATTAAGCGTCTTTAATTCCTACTGCCGCTTCAGGTCTTAAAACTCCGTGACCCATAGCGTATTTAGCTACCATTAAAGTACCTTGTCTTCTGATGTCGTATTCCATCTCAGTAGCCAAGTCCATTAACTTGACAGTTCCAATTGCACTTGGGTGTGAAACTAAAGCTTCGAAGTTAGTTAGGTTAACTGCTTGAGGTGTTGAACCACCTTGAGTAGCCGAACCTGCGTCAACTCCTGAACTTACGTTTGAAGCCACAAAGTGTGGGACAGGAACTAAAGTAATTCCTGCAATCTTCTGAACTGTACCTTCTGCGATTGAACCTCTTCCACTAAAGTCAACGTTGATTGCATTAGTTGCGTTAGCTAATTTGTAGTACATTTCTGGTTTTAGAAATGCTACTCTTCCTTCAGCCGGAACATAGTTCTCGTCTAAAGTTTTAGCTGCGTCAAACAATGAATCAATCATTCCATTAGCTGAAGTTGCTGCTGTTGCACTTGCAATGTTAGCGTTAGTTAGAACTGTACCTGTAGGGTATCCAGAGTCACCAACGTTAGCAGTTGTAGTTAGAGCTGCTTGTCCAATAGTTTGAAGGATGTGTTTGTCTTTTGTAAAAGCTAATGCCCTTCCTACCTCGCTAGAATATGCGCTTCTAACTGAGTAGTGGTTCTTAGCTTCTTCTAGGTTTGATAAAAACACATGAGAGATAAGTAAATCGTTTATAGTGATTACTTTCTCGTTATGGTTAATATCTTTACCTAATATTTCAGCACCAGGCGTGTGATACTCTGCGTCAACTCTTCCCATAACAGGAAATGTTGCACTTTTTCCAGAAGCGATACTTCTTACCATATCTCTTCCTTCAGTCTTACTTGCTCTTTCGAATGAAGTTAAAACTTCTCCGGCAAAAACTTTCAGAAACAGAGCGTCTTCAGAGCCGGCACTATTTATTCTTCCTATATCGGAAGGACTTGCGTTTGCCATAGTATTTTCTCCTTTGACTGTTTGTTTAAAAAGCCTTCACTCAGTTTTTCCTTCACAAGATTGTCGTTCCTCAGAACGGTCAAGTTAATGTACTTAACATCGTGTTAGCAGTTGCTACCTAGAAAGGTAACACAACTATATTAGTTTGGACAAATATATCCAAACGTTTGATATTTTAAGTTTGATTTAAGTAAATGAATGTTTTTATCTTCTATGTAAATAGTTTTACTTTCATAAAATCTTTCACAAGCATGATACACAGTTTCAAACTCTTTAATATCTGAACTAGGAAAAGTATAATTTTTATATTCTAATTCACCTGCAATATTTAATAAAAAAAAGTTATTACAATTTTCATAAATATTATGACTTAGCTGTTTTTGCAGCTCGTCTAAAATTTGCTGCTGTAGGTGAGCCTTTACTTCCTGGTTTTCTCATACGTTCACCACTGCCAGATTTAATTCTTTGACGTTTAGCGTGAATGTTTGCGTATAATCCTTTTTTTGCCATGTTAATATCCTTTACCTTTTGGTTTTGGTTTCGGTTTTGGTTTCGGCTTCGGTTTTGGTTTGTACTTTTTCATTTAAGATTTTCTCCAATTCTTCCAATTGATGTTTTGCACAAGTAAATTTTTCAAATCTTTCTTGTATTACTTCAAATATTTTATCGTGGTCACCAATAGCTACTGGCTTTTGTAAATATATATCTATAATAGAAGAGTGTTCAGCTATATCAGCTTCTAATTTCTTTTTTAAAACTAATAACATTATAACCTACTATTTTTAATTTTTGCTTGTACGTCAGCTTGATACGCAGTGTCTTTACTATATCTAGGGTCAGACATTGCTGCTGTTACTTCAGCCCAAGAACGATAACCTTGAGCATTACTGCTACTAGGTCTATCACCTTTAGCTAAATTTGGTTCAACACCTTCAGCATTTTTATATCTAGCATTCAATCCTGCGATTGCTAATTTTGTAGCTTCGATGTCTTTACCGTTAACTGTGGAATTGTAAGCGTTAACTTCTGCTTCACTTAAATTACTTGAAGCCCATTCCATCATAGACTTATAAGCCTCTGCACCACCAACTTCTTGTTTTAAAGTGTTAGCTGTTTGTGTTGCAATAGCTTCTTGTCCTTTAATAAAAGCGTCAACGTAATCTTTAGGAATTCCTGCTTTTTCTAAAGATTTATAAGATTTTTCATTAAGTTCACCACTCTCATTATATTCTTGTTGTAGAGTTTCCATATTTAATCCTGCACTCTCTACAGCTTTTTCTGCATTATCAATTGATAAGTCAGATTCTTTTGTTTCTTTTGTAGGTTCTGAGTCTTTATTATTATTATCTTTGGGTTCAGACTGTCCTAATTTATTTTCAAGTTCACTATAGGCTTTTGCCATATCTTGTGGTGACTTGAATTTTTCAGGTAACCATTCAGGTCTGCTCTCGTTTTCATAAGTTTTATCTTGAGCTGCGTCTGTAGGTTTTTCTGAAGTTTCTTCTGGTTGTTTTATTTCTACTTGGTCTACCATTGTTTATTATCCTTGAGGTTTTGTAACATTGTCGGCAACTTTAGGTGCTACTGCTTGAGCAGTCTCAACCATTTGTTGTTGCTGTTGCATTGCCATTTGTTGTTCTTGTTCTGCTTGTAACTGTTCTGGAGACTTAATTAAGTTCTCAGTTTCAATTCCATGTCCTGTAGCTAGTCTTTCAATTAAATCACCTATGTTTAATAATTGAACTGCTTGAGGATTCATTTGTGCTAACTGTCCTATCTCAGCTACAAACTCTCTTAGTTTCTGTAAATCGTTACCACGTCCTAGTGCTTCCACACCAGTTATGATTGTAGGTCTTACACTACCTTTTGGAAGTTTTGGTATTTCATTTTTACTTCCCATTCTCATCATTAAAAGAGAAACTAAAGGTAATTGTAATTCTTGAGATAATAAAGAATAAATACCACCCATAGCTGTTTCAAGTTCATTAGCCATATATCTAATTTCTTGAGCCGTAACTCTCTCTGCTTGACGTTGAATTGCTGTATTAAGTAAGAATGCGTATGCTAGTCTTTCTTCTAATCTAGCAATTGCTTTCTCTACTGTTTGTAAATCATAAAATTTCTGTGCTTGTAACACGCTAACATCATCTTGATTTCCAGATATAATGTCACCGTTACGTGCTACTGCTAAATCTCTTTTCTTTGTTGTTGAATTTGGTTTAACCATGAAAACCATTTTAGCTGAAGCGGCAGCACTTTCGACAAGTGCTTGTGATAATCCTTCAAGAGATTTTAAATCACCGATTATTTCTTCTACGTAACTTCTTCCGTAATCCTCTGCGTCAACTCTTATCATTC